ATTAACAATAGTGGATTTACCTACACCATTGCGATTGTCGTTGCCACCTAAGTCTAGATTTTCGCCTAGCACAAGCACCAGGTCATCCTTACTAAAATTAATAGATTGAGTAACATTACCGATACTCATGAAATTCTTAATTGTCAATGCATTCAGTTTGAACATGTATTATAACCTATCGTATATTTCGATTAGCTTTGCGTTATCAAACGAATCGCTATCGATGTTTGTTAACTGCTCTATAACAATTTGATCGACTGTTTTCATTGTTATATCGCCGCTATATTCCTTTTCGAGATCATCTTCCTGACTGCGAACTAATTTAAACTCACGCACATCGTAGGATTCTACAAATGTTTCGCGTAAGAATGTTGCCTCTTCATACGTAATATCGATGTCTAATACAACCTGAAGATATGTTTTTGGTTTAAGATAAATCTCGGGATTAGCTAATAATGCAGACAGGTTGATATTAATAAATCTCGGGCCGTCCGCGTAATCAATGTATTCGGGTGTACCGTCCCACTCTAAATACATCGCCCCGCGCTCAAAATCCCAAACATCGCCATAATTATGGCCAAAGGGGTTACCGATGTAGTTGATCTTACCCTTTGTCTGTCGTTTATGGAAATGACCGGAAAAGACCATATCCTGGTGCTCGAAATGAGTTGCATTTAATAAGCCGTGATCTGGCATCTCCACAGATGCATTCATCTTGAATCCCGGTAGTTCTAAGTGTCCAAAGACATACTTGGATTTAATTTCTGATACACCCTTCCACTCTTCCTCGACAAGCCACGGAATAAGTGCAACATTGTGGTCAACGACTATAGTGTCAATTAAATGTACATTTGGAAATAAACTTGCAAATTTTATAGAAGTAACCGACCTATTTTCTCGGAAATAGAGATCGTGGTTTCCAACAGTAATATATGTGTTTTTAAAAAAATCATTTAATTTTTTAAATACTCGTATTCCGTATTCCATGGTTTGTGCATTTATTGTGCTTCGGTGATGGAAAAAATCACCCATACATATACATGTTTCTGCACCACGCAAATCAGCTTCTTGTATTAGCCAATCTATGTAATCCTCACAATCATCTAGGTGTATGCGTGCATTGTGCTTTAGGCCCAGATGTATGTCTGTAAAAACAATAACCTTTTCGAATAAATTAGTGTGGGTCATCTTTGGCGGCTTCCTGTGCATCTTCTCTGAGATGTCTAATTTCGTTTTCTAATGCTAGTTGGCGCGAGAAGCTAGGACTTGCTCCGCTATCAACTAATAAATCGTCTCGTAATTCTTGATTTTTCTTTTCTAGATTAAAGACACGGGTAAAGCTATTCGATACACTAGCGGTGTAATACGAAAATGGATTATCGGATTTATATTCATCAAACTGGAGACCCATTTGTGCAAGTTGCAGTAGTGCCTGCCCCTTCATTTCGTCGAGATACGTATATCCGCGCCAATTACCGCGCTGCCCGTACTTGTTTACCATTAAGATAAACATTTTTGCAAGCTTGTTGGTAATACTGCCGTGCTCTAAACTAAATTTACCTTTCTTAGTATGGCTACGCCCCACTTCTTTGATAGCACTATCCTCGATGACATAATGCTTAAATGGGAAGAAGTTTAGCTTCATATAACTATCGGCTGTTGATTTTGGATTCTTCTTACGCCCGGGTGCCAGTGGAATATGATCAAACCCTAGAACACGAAACACTAGGTCATCCTGCGAAATGGTGTCGGGTTTAACTTTAAATTCTGCAAGCCTAGGTCGATTAGCCTTTGTTACAACACCAGCAGCAAGTAATGCAGCAGCATACGCAGTGGCAGCAATTCTAGCAGCCCTGGTTGCTTTGGCTTTCTCTATCGTCTCTGGCAGGAATATATCGTTAACATCTTCGACGATAACATCGTAATCGCTATATTTCGGATCAGTATATTCACAAAAAGTATTTTTGCTCCGGTGGATTTCTAATAACATATCCTTATTATTTAGGTAGTTTATTTTCTTGACAGGGAACACAGATACTTCGGCTACCGCCTCGGTTTCGTCATCTTCGTTGTCAAAATCATCAAATTCTGTCATTAAGTTTCTCCTAAATAGTGTTTCAACAAGTATAGCAAAAGAGCAAACGATAGTCAAACGTTTCGTTATAAAGTTAGCCGTTTATTCTCCAGATAAATAAGCGAGTTAGGAGAATATATGCCACAACAAGATTTTAGAGCAAGATTACAGCCGAAGAGTGTCAAGGCCGCACAAGATATTCTGGGAAAAAGGGAACTCGGCAACCAAAATATTTTATTCCCGCTATATTCTACAAACGGTGTATTATTTCCGTATACACCGTCTATTTCGACGGGCAGTGTAGTCGATTATGATCCGTCGGCATTTATTCACTCCAATTATGGTTATAATGCATATATTAGATCATACCCGAAGCCGATAAGTATAACAGCCTCGTTTACTGCCCAGTCCAACGACGAAGCATTGTATTTATTGGCAGTCTTGCATTTTTTCCGTTCTGTTACAAAATCTTATTTTGGTATTAATCCGTACAATAAAGCCGGAACTCCGCCACCAGTGTTACTTTTTAATTATTTAGGACAATATCAATTTAACAATGTACCTGTACTTATAAAGAATTTCGAATATACGTATGACGGAAATATTGACTATGTGCCGGTGTATACTGATGCACCAATGCCGACGTTAGCGAATATCGGAGTAGCAGTCGGGTCGTCGTGTACAGGCGGATATACTTATGTGCCAACACACCTAACCGTGTCGCTTGAACTCGACACCCAATATACTCCGATTGATCTTAGAAATAATTTTAACCTCGATGATTTTAGATCAGGGAAACTTATAGGTAAGGGATACATTTAATGGCTGCTAATTCAAAAGACACAAGTCAGTATCTGTCGACACCTATTACAAATTGGTACCTTGACATTTTAGTTCCGCGTACTGTACCTAAGGGTGAGTTTGATAACCTTGTAGTGATTCCGCCAGCATACGATCAGCGCCCAGACCTAATGAGTCAGGCAGAATATGGTACACCAAAATTGTGGTGGGTTTTTGCAGTTAGGAACCCAGATTTAATAACAGACCCAATACAGGATTTTGTTGCAGGATTAGAAATTTATATCCCTGCTAACATCTTAAAGAACTAATATGGCAACAACAGGTACAAATAGCCCAGGGAGGTATACGCCCGGCGCGCTTGGCGCCGGGGACGGCGGTTACGGTATACAAAAGCACGGTAAACTGATCGGTGCCGGTCGTGGCGGCCAGGGTGGCGCCACTGCTGATCAGATCAGGGCTGCGCAAAACGGTGCCGGTCGTGGCGGCCAGGGTGGCGCCACTGCTGATCAGCTTAACGCATATGAACATCAGACCGATAATATTGTCGTATCCTCGGATAGCCTCGGTAAGTTAAATTTTCAATTCCAGCCAAATATACTAGATAATTACGATGTCGTTACCTATCATTGGAAACTGTTCATTGTGTCCGATGCTGTAACAAGTTCAGGGAAGGTAACAAATGTGGCAGATCAGGTTATTATTGCTGAGAGCGGTGTATCTGATTTAACCATTGACAAGGTTGAACTTAATTCAAAGGCAAGCCCGTCGATCGAGTGCGGTACCGGAACGCTAACAAGAGCTAAATTTGAGATTGTAGAGCCGTCGGGCGCAGGGCTAATGGACAAAATTTTCTATGAGTCACTTGCACTGGGTATCAGTAACTGGAATACAATGCCATTATATCTGCAGTTAGAGTTTCGTGGAAGAAGCCCTGATACATCTGAATCAGACGTCGCTGGTGCGCTGGGTGCTATCGGGGGCATGAAGTGGTTGTGGCCACTTAAAATGGGCACGATTAAAGCAAATGTTACTACCGTCGGGACTAGATATGAATTTAGTCTAAATCTATATGATGAGTTCGGCCAAGCGAATATCATATCTGGCCTATACTATAATATTTCGTTAAGTAAGCTAGACCGGTTTGCTGATGCTATACAAGAATTAGAAGACAGGTTTAATGAGCACGAACTTGTCATGCTCGCCACTGATACAAGTATTCCCGACATTTACACTTTTGTAGTTGACCCGGTTATAGCTTCTTATAAAATAACTCCCGATATTAATAATACCAATTCCATTCGTAGCAATGATTATGTTAAATTTGATTCCAAATCAGCAACATTCAATGTAGGCACCGGTATTGATAAAATAGTTGATACACTATTGTCACATACCGAGGAATATCAGAGAAGTTGCACAGGTGCAACTTCTGCAGGTCAACAGGGCGCACCCATGAATAAAGAAATAGATCAAATGCGGAAACTGTGGAGGGTTGTCACTGAGTCACGACCCCTTGGGTTCGACCATCGCCGTGGTACTAATGCTCACGAATTTACTATTTTTATTATCGAGTATGCATACGGGGCAATTAGTGCAAATGCAGCTCAAACCGATCAAGGGGAAATAACACGCGAATCGCAACGTCGTAGACTAGCTAGTTACATACAAAAAGGTATCATTAAGAAGAAGTATAATTATATGTTCACCGGCCTGAATGATCAGGTTATTAATTTCGACTTAACTATGAACTTTGCATCTGCAAATGCCATGTCACGTCTCTCTGGTGTGTATTCTAATTTAGCCATGGCAGATAAGGGTGTAGTAACACAAAATAATAGCGAAGAAGCAGCCAAAGTAGTTCGCCAGCTCACTAATGCTATACGTATGGAAAATACGGCCGGTGGTACGCCTGCATCCACGGCAGCAACAATTGAGGCTAAAAATGCCATCGCGGCCTCACACTTAACCGATATAACAAAAACCCGGTATACCAATGTGCTTAATATGGCAAAAAAAGAAAACCGGACCGCATATTTTCATAAATTAAGAACAACAGGTGGCGCCAATATAGACGGCAGTATAGCCGACGCCAGATTTAATGCCACCAATCTTGCTAAACCGGTTGATAATTTTAAAGGGACATTTATATCGGATGTTGATATAAATTCTCAATTAGCTAAAGATACATATAAAAATTTCTTAGGGACTACCAAGGGGAAATTACGCCCCACGACATTTTACCCGATGATACAAGATAAGGCAGTAGGATTGGGTCTCGAGTCAAACAGCAATTCTGGAATACAAAATCTCTCGAGTATGTTTTCTGTAGCGTTACATTCTACCCTTGATGCTTCATTTAATCGTATTAAATTAACTATTAAGGGCGATCCATACTGGCTTTTCCCTCAACCGTTTACCGACAGTGATCATCAGCTTTATAATTCGTTAATAAAACCAATAT